CGGCCACGCAGGCGACTCGCGTATACGCAGGCGCAACCTGCGTGCGGTCTACCGTTGTTTTTCGCAGCAAGCGTCTAACCTAAGTTGAGCGGCATGGCCGCTACGGATAGACGCCGGCAGGCCGCGCGTCGCACTGATCGGTCCAGGAGGCTGACAGATGACAGTTATAGAGACGCCGAAGGTGCTCGGGCCGGCTGGCCGGAAGTTCTGGCGCGAGGTAACGCGCAAGTACGAGCTGAGGGTAGACGAGCTGCGCACCCTGGAGTCCGCGTGCGTCGCGCTCGACCTGGTCGCTGAGCTTGACAAGGAGTGGACCGAGGACGGACGACCGAAGACGTCGACCGGTTCCATGGGCCAGAAGGTCCCGCATCCGTTGTTCACGATGATCCTGGCCGCTCGCACCAAGTACGAGGATTTCGTGAAGCGGCTGGCGCTGCCCGACGACGAGGCCGGCGAGGGCGAGGCCGGCAAGCCGAACCAGCACCGGAGCGCCGCGCAGACCAAGTGGGCCGCTGCTCATGGCCGTAGCTAGGCAGCGTGTCACCCTCCTCACCAGCGAACAGGCCGAACAGCGCGACCTCCGCGAGATTGAGGACTGGTATCGCGCGGAGCTGGCGCGCACGCCGCCGCCGGCGGGCCTGAAGTGGGACCCGGTCAAGATCGGGCCGACGTGGCAGTACACCGAGAGCGGCTGGCTGCTGCCCGAGTACTCGCTGGGCTGGGGATTCCTGGCCTGGGCCGGCAAGTACCTGAAGAAGGGCCGCTCCCCGTGGGCCTACACGATGGAACAGGCCCGTTTCCTGCTGCATTTCTACGCGATTGAGCCAGAAACGAGCGATTTCTGCTCGCATTCGGCCATCTTGCAGCGCCTGAAGGGTTGGGGGAAGGACCCGCTGGCCGCGACGATGGCCGCCGGCAGCTTGCACGCGCCCACGATCTTCGACCGCTGGGATGGGGACCGTCCCCTGGGCCGCGATGAAGAGGATGCCTGGACCCAGGTCGTCGCCGTGAGCCTGGACCAGACCAAGAACACGATGAAGCTCTTCCCGGGCCTGTTCACACCTGAGGCCATCAAGAAGTACGGCATCCAGATTGGCAAGCGCAACGTCTGGAGCGACGGCGACCGCCGGCAGATCGAGGCCGTCACCGCGTCGCCGGCAGCCATCGAGGGTGGCCGGCCTAAGCTCATCGTCCGCAACGAGACGCAGAACTGGACCCAGGCCAACGGGGGCCACGAGATGGCCGGCGCTATCGAGGGCAACGCCGCGAAGGCGGAGGAGGGCCACCCGGCGCGCATCCTGGACATCTGCAACGCCTACGTACCGGGCCGCGACTCCGTCGCGGAGCGCCAGCGCGAGGCCTACGAGGCGACGCTGATGGGCCTGGGCGTCCGGGACTTCGGCGTGCTACTGGATTCACTAGAAGCCCCGCCGGCAGCCCCGCTGACCGCGGAGGAGGCTCCCGAGGTCGTCAAGAGCATCGCCGGCGACGCCACCTGGCTGGACGTGCGCCCGGAAGGCCGCATCATCGCGTCCATCATGAACCCGGCCAACAGCGCGAGCGAGTCGCGCCGCAAATGGTACAACCAGATCACCGGCACCGAGGACGCCTGGGCGCAGCCGCAGTGGATCGACCAGAACGTCCAGCACAAGAAGGACCCCAACGCCATCGAGCCGCTGCAACCCGGCGACCGCGTCGTGCTCTTCGGGGACGGCTCCAAGTCCGGCGACGACACCGGCCTGATCGCCTGCCGCCTCTCTGATGGCTACTCGCAGGTGCTCTGGCACTTCCACCCGACCGAGGGCCAGATTGTCGACCGCGAGGCCCTGGACACCGCCGTGGACACCGCATTCGACCTGTACCGCGTGAAGGCGTTCTGGTTCGACCCCTCGCACGCGAAGGATGACGGCTCAGTGGGGGAGGATGACCGGTTCTGGTGGCCGTACGTCGACCGCTGGCACGCCAACTACCACCGCCGCATCGAGCGCCGCATGTGGGCGACGCAGGCCGGCGCATCCCAGCACGCCATCGCCTTCGACATGCTCAAGCCCGGCCCCCAGCAGCAATTCCAGCCCTCCGTCAGCCAGACCGCCGACGACCTGGAGCGCGGTGAGTGCCCCATCCAGGATTCCCGGGTGCTCCGCCAGCACATGAAGAACGCGCGCCGGCGCGAGGCCCGCTACGGCATGTCCATGGGCAAGGAGCACCGCTCCAGCTCGCGCAAGATCGACCTCGCCGTGTGCCTGGTGGGAGCGCGGATGCTCCGCCGGCACGTGCTCATCAAGAAGCCCCTGCGCCCGAACCGGCCCATGGGCATTCCGCTGGGATGAGAAGAGCCCCGCACGCTGAGACGTGCGGGGCTCCGAGAGGCCCACCACCACGAGGACCGGGGATGACTTTGGAGGTCCGGGCCAGTCTAACAGAACAGTGGCGAATCGGAGAAGTACGCTTAGACGAACTGATTGGGGGGCTCGGGCATGGAGCTGCTGCCGGTATCACCTAGCGACCTGGCTATGACGATCCCGCCGTCTATCGCGGGCCTCACGGATGAGGAGCGCGAGCACCTACAGCCCATGAACGCCGTGTACCTGGTACAGCAGGCGGAAATGCGGCTCGCGGAGCGCTACTACCTCGGCACTCAGGTCATCGACAACCTGCGCATCGCGATCCCGCCCGAGCTGGAGTTTCTGCGCACCATCGTGGGCTGGCCGGCGCTGGCCGTCGACCCGTACGTGGAGCGCCTGATCGTAGACAGCTTCCGCACGGGCAGCTCCATCAACGCGGACGGGCTGCTGACGGACCTGTGGACGGCGAACAACCTGGACGCGCAGCTGCCGCTCGCGGTGGGCGACGCGCTGACCATGGGCCGCGGATTCTGGCTGGTGGGCGTGGATGAGGACGGCACCCCGAAGATCACCGCGGAGTCCCCGCTGAACATGGCCGTCAAGTGGAACGGGGCCGGCACGGCTCCCATCTCCGCCTGGCAGGCCTACTGGCAGGACGGGCGCTACCACGGCGTGCTCATGCTCCCCAACAGCACCACCACGCTCACGTCCGACGATGCCGGCCAGTGGCAGATTCTGGACCGCGACAAGCACAACATGGGCTTTGTGCCGCTGGTGCGGATGCCGCACGGGCCGCGCACGAACGCGCGCGACGGTCGCAGCGCCATCACGCCGGCCATCCGGTCGGTCGTGGACTCCACCTGCCGCGACCTTCTCGGGCTGGAGGTCGCGCGCGAGTTCTACAGCATCCCGCGCGTGGTCATGCTCGGCGCGACCGAAGCCGACTTCGTCAACAGCGACGGCACCGTCAAGACGGCGTGGGAAACGCTCATCACGCGGTTCAACGCCTTCCAGCGCGACGATGAGGGCAACGTCCCCGACATTCACCAGCTCCAGGCCTACGACCCGTCGATCTTCACCAAGCTCATCGACATGCGCGCCTCCATGATGGCCGCCATGGTGGCCGCGCCGCCGCAAGACCTCGGCCTCTACACGTCGGGCAACCCCACCAGCGCCGACGCGGTCGACGCCATGGAGACGCGCCGCGCGCGCCGGGCCGTGCTCTACCAGCGCCAGTTCGGCGTCGCCATCTCCGAGATGATGCAGACCGCCGTGCGCGTCATGAACGGCGGGGAGCTGCCCACCCAGTACTCGCGCATCTCGACCGATTGGACCGCGGTGGAGGAGGTCAACGTCGTCTCCGCGTCGCAGGCCATCATGCAGCAGGTCCAGGCCGGCGTCGTGCCGGCCAACAGCGACATCGTGCTCCGCCGGCTCGGCTACACCGCCCTGGAGCGCGCGCAGATCGCCGCGGAGCGCTCGGCAGCTCAGGACGCATCGCAGGCACAGCAGATTATCGACGCCGTGAGGGGTACGACCAGTGACCAGACAGGCGGCAACGGCCCCATCGACAGCGCGAACCAGAACGACCGCTCTGCCACCGGCCTGGCCGGCGTCAATGGCAGCTTCAGCAGCCTCGGCAGTGGCCCCGCCAGCATCAGCGGCGGCAGCGACAGCCTCACCGGCGGCGCAGTCGGTAACTAGTACCAACTACGCAGCTCAGGCCGCGCTGAGCACGGCTCTGGCCGGCCAGGTCGCGCAGGCGTGGCCTCTGCTGCAACAGGGCGACCCGAACCGGTCCAGCCTCATCGTGGCCGGCGCGCTCGTGCCGGTCGTGCAGCAGCACGCGATGGCCTCCCGCGCGCTCGCCAACGAGTACTACTACCAGCAGCGGGCCGGCCAGGGCATCGTAGAGCCGTTTCTCGCGCAGCCCACCGAGCTGCCGACCAAGGAGAAGGTCTACCAGTACGTGCAGTGGGCCACCAAGCCCGCGCGCGAGGCCGCGGAGGACACCAGGCCGCTGCTGCTGATCCCCGCGCAGCAGCGCGCCACCGGGGCGTTGCAGAAGCTCGTGACCGACACGGGCCGGCAGCAGCTGGTCCAGAACACGCTCGCGGACCGCCGCGCCACCGGATGGGCGCGCGAGGCCCGCCCGGACTCGTGCTGGTTCTGCGCGATGCTCGCCACCCGCGGGGCCGTCTACAAGTCAGCCTGGGCCGCGGGCCGGCGCACCTACCTGGGCGTCGACACGAACAGCTATCACACGCACTGTCATTGCGCGGTGGAACCCCTCTTCGGCGGCACCTATACCGCGCCGGCGCACGTGCAGGAGTGGGAGCAGCTGTGGAAGGACTCCACCAGCGACGTGCGCGGCAAGAAGAAGCTCGCCGCGTTCAAGGCTGCCTTCAGGGGCCAGGAGGCCGGCGACGCTCCCGAGGATCGCGGCACGCCGGCCAAGCCGGCGACCCCGGATGCCCCGAGCCCGTTCGCCGCGTGGGACGACGAGAGGCTTCAGGCCGCCATCGACACCGCGCAGCAGCAGCTCGCGCAGCACGGCGAGGCGCACCTGGGCGGCAAGCGGTCGGACTGGATCGCGAAGCTGCTGGACGAACAGGCGCGACGCGCGGCGTGAAAGGCGCTCTCGACACGCCGTGCGACGCGCCGTGAGCGTCTAACGAAAATTAGCTACATCGTGTCCTACGATGAGACGAAATAGGGCGGACGGCAGGCCGTACGCCCCCGACTGAGACCACAGGAGGGTCCAGACGTGACTGACAACTACATCGCGGATGAGCTTGAGCTGGACGACGAGCAGGGACCCGAATGGGACTCCGACTTCGACGCAGACCGCGCGCGGAACACCATCACGGCGCTCCGGGCAGAGGTCAAGGCGGCGAAGGCTCGCGGACTGACTCCCGAGCAGCAGCAGGCACTGGAGGAGTACGACCTCCTGCGCGAAGCGTCGCAGACCGACGCGGAGCGCCAGCAGGCACAGATCGAAGCTCTCGCAGAGCAGGCGGGCCAGGCGTCCACCCTCGCAGCGCAGAACCTTCGGCTCCAGGTCGCTCTTGAGATGGGCCTGCCGGCCAACCTCGCGATGCGCCTCCAGGGCAACACCCACGAGGAGGTCGCGGCTGACGCGCAGGGCCTCGTGGGGCTGATCGCTCCCCAGGGATTCCCCGGCATGCGGCCCATCGCCTCCCAGGGCACCAGCGCCGCCGGCGCACCTGGCCTGGACGACCAGATCGCGGCTGCCCGCAAGGCCGGTGACACCAAGCTCACCATCCGCCTGGAGGCCCAGAAGCTCGCCACCCTCCGCCCCTAACCACCGCCCGCCAGGCCTCCTGACGGGTCCATACCCGAAAGGACGCCATCATGGCAACAGTCGCCGGGCAGGGCACCACCTTCAACCTGCCGAACTACCACGGTGAGATTTACTCCATCTCCCCGACCGAGACGCCGCTCCTCTCCGCCATCGGTGGCCTGAACGGCTCGCGGATCGTCACGTCCACCCTCTTCGAGTGGCAGACCATTGACCGCCGCGCCGGCTCCGCGAACAACAGCGTCGTGGAAGGTGCAGCCGCTCCCGCCGGCACCGAGCGCTCGCGCTCCAACGTGCAGAACGTCGTGGAGATTCACCAGTCCGCCGTCGAGGTCAGCTACACCAAGCAGGCCGCGCGCGGCAACTTCAGCGGCGCGAACATCGCCCCGCTGCCCACGGACGCCTACACCGACGAGCTGGCGCTCCAGACGCAGGCGGAGCTGGAGGCCATGGCGCTCGACATCGAGCAGAGCTTCCTGTCCGGCACGTTCTCCAACCCGGGCACCAACGCCACCGCGCGCAAGACCCAGGGCGTGCTCGGCGCAGCGGCCACCGTGTCGGCCAACGGCGGCACCAACCGTGCCATCACGCCGGCCATCGTGACCGCGCACCTTCAGGCCATGTTCACCGCCGGTGCGAAGCTCCCCCAGGACACCACGGTGCTCATGGTGGGCGCGGGCCAGAAGACGGCCATCACGAACGCCTACGCCTCGCAGACCGGCACGCTGCTCCCGCAGTCGCGGACCGTCTTCGGCGCGAACGCAGAGTCCATCGTGACGCCGTTCGGCACGTTCGCTGTCGTCCTCAACCGCTGGATGCCGGCGAACCAGGCCGCGGTCATCAACCTGGCGGTCTGCCGCCCCGTGTTCCTCCAGATCGCAAACAAGGGCGCGCTCTTCCTGGAGCCGCTGGCCAAGACGGGCGCGTCGGACAAGTACCAGCTCTACGGCGAGGTCGGACTGGACTACGGCCCCGCGGTGGAGCACGGCCTCATCAAGGACCTCACGTAAGGTCCGCCCCCTCCATGCGACCGGCCCGCTCTTCCCAGGGCGGGCCGGTCGTCTTTCTTCCAGAAGGAGCCACCATGGCCAAGTTCCAGCACAAGACGCACAAGCATGTCGTCCTCATGGACGGCGCGCCGGCCACCGAGCCGTGGGCGCGATTCGAGGACGGCGTCTTCGAGACCGACGACAAGAAGGTCATCGAGCGCCTGTCGGCCCTGCCCGACGTGGAGCCGTTCACCGAGCCGACGCCGGCTGACTGAGAGACGGTGGCGCGATGAGTGTGGATGCGGCACGACTCCAGCTGACGCTGGGGCTCGTTGGCGACCCCGGATTCGACACGGATCGCGCCACCGACCTCCTGGACCAGATCAACAAGCTGGTCATCCCGATCACCGGCCCGACTATCCCGGATGCCGCGGACCCCATCATCCTCTCGGCGCTCGCGCGCGCCTACCTGAACCCCACGAATGCCACGCAGCTGGGCGCAGGACCGTTCACAGCGAGCTTTCCCGCCGGCGGCGTCTATCTGACCAAGGCGGAGCGCGGAGCGCTTCAGCGGGCCATCGGGCAGGGCAACTACTTCGCCATCGAGGCGCTGCCTGCGCCTTACTGGGGGACGGCAGACACGACCTCATGAAGCTCATGCCGTACGCGGAGGAGTTCCAGATCATCCCTCGCGTGAAGACGGGGACCGACCAGTACGGCAACGACACGTTCGAGGACGGCGACCCCATCACCGTGTGGGGCGCGTTCGACCAAATCAGTGGCCGGCACCCCACCGGCAAGGTGGCCGGCTCGGGCTCATCCGGGCGTGCTGCTGGTGCCATCGGCGGGTCCGAACAGGTCATCGAGTACGACATGATCTATCTGTCGGGCGACAGCCCCGTGCCTGGGCCGTTCGACGCCATCATGGCCCGCGGCGTGCGGCGCGCGCTCGCGCAGGAGCCCACCACCTTCCGCAACCCGTTCACCGGCTTCGTCGGCGGCGTCGTGCTCACCCTGAAGACAGTGAGGGGCTGATGTTCAAGCCGAACCGCAGAGGCATCGGGCAGCTGCTGAACAGCCCCGAGGTCGAGGCCGTGCTGCTGGCCCGCATGGAAGAGGCGCACGCTCGCGCCATCGCCATCGCCCCCGTGGAGACGGGCCGCTACAAGGAGTCCTTCGTCGTCGGCCTGGACCACGAGAAGCCCGACCGCCCGCGCGCGACGCTCACGAACCTCATGTGGTACGCGATGAGCGTGGAGTTCGGAGCCGGCCACGTTCCCCGCCACCGCACGCTCGGCAAGGCCCTCTCACCGGAGCTGTACCACTGATGGACATGGAAGCCGCCCTCGTGCCAGCCATGCAGGCCGCGTTCACCGCGCGCGTGCTCACGTCGACCCCCGACAACCTGGAGCTGGTGCTCCCGGTCATCAAGCTGCTGGACACCGGCGGGACCGGCGACTGGCAGCGCTTCGAGACGACCGGCGTGGAGGTCGACATCTTCCACGACTCCAAGGCTGACGCCTCCGCGCTCGCCTGGCAGGCCTACCGCTGGTTCATGGAGGAGATGCCGCCGGCCCTCGGCACGGTGGGCGTCCGCCGCGTGAACGACTCCACCCTTCCTGTTGAAACCAGCTACCAGAACCCCAATGTCTGGCGCTACACGTTCAACGTCACCATCGAGACCCACGACAGGAGACTCTGATGATCCTCCAGCACCCTTCCTTCCCCGACATCACCGAGGACGTGCCCGACGACCAGGCCGGCGACTGGCTCGCTTCCGGCTGGATCGAACGTCCAAAGATAATCGACGCGCCGGTACAGTCAGATTCGACGGACACGGCTACCATCAGTGAGGGGACCGTTCCGGGCGACGACCAGGGCACCCCGCAGTAAGTACCGACTCTCAGGGCCGCGCACAACCCTAGGAGTAGGAAATGACTTCGACGCCGAACAACGCAGCCAACGTCGTCGCCCCCAAGCCGAACATCGGCGGCGGAGCGTACGTCGCACCCCTCGCCACCGCACTGCCCACTGACTCGACCACGGCCCTGGTCGCGGCCTACGTGAACGTCGGCTACATCGACGCCAAGGGCGTCATCGAGGCCAACGGCCAGAGCCTGAACAAGGTGACCGCCTGGGGCGGGGACGTGGTCAAGGTCGTCCGCACCGGACTGGAGCTGACCTACCAGTTCGTCATGCTGGAGACGCTGGGCACTGCCGCCAACCAGCTCACCTACGGCGCGCCGAACGTCACGACCACCGCGGCGACCCTCACGCTCGGCAACGCCACGGCGATCAAGCAGACCGGCCAGCAGCTGCCCAACCAGGTCTTCGTCTTCGACATGATCGACGGCATTGCGTCCGTCCGCATCGCCATCCCCAACGGCCTGGTGACCTCCCTCGGCAACGTCACGTACTCCGACACCGGCGCTGCCATGTACGACGTGACCGTCACGGCGTTCCCCGACTCCACCGGCGTCAAGGCCTACAAGTACCTGAACGACGGCAAGCACCTGTAAGCCACAGAGTTCCGGGCGGGTCGACCATGCGCGGCCCCGGCCCGCCCGGATCATCCAACGAAAGTGCCGCGCATCGTCAAGAAAGGGTGGCCGCGCACATGGCTTACCAGGTCCCCGCAGCTAACCAGTCCATCGGCCAGGACCAGTTCCAGTTCGGCCCCACGACGGGCGAGGAGTACAGCGTCCGCAAGGCGAAGCTGCTCAAGCTCTCCCAGATCGCGGCGCTGACCAGCAACGACAGCGCCATCGCCTTCTTCGCCGGCAGCGACGAGACCCAGACCGCATACATCAACGACCTGGACCTGGAGCAGTTCCAGGGGCTCGTGGCCGCGTGGCGCGCGGACAGCGGGGTCACGGCGGGGGAATAGCCGGCCTCCGGCAGCTGATCGCTGACCACCCGGAGGCCATCGAATACGACCTACTCAGGCTCGGGCTTCGGCTCGAATGGCTCGGAACGGAGGCGCTGACATGGCGCGACTTGCTCGTCATCGTCAAACAGTCGCCACTGGACTCCGCCATCTCGCGGGCCGTGAGCCCGGAGGCCTCCCTCTGGGGCATGCAGGAGCACCTGCTGGCCGGCATCTTCGACGCTCTGGCCGTCCTGGCGTGGCAG